GCCCCCAGGGCTAGAAATTGCCCGAAAGTCCCTGATTAAATCCAGGGACCTAGATCGCACCACTGTTGAACTAGACACTTAACTAAGTCAAGACGCACGAGGCCGGATAGGTGAACTTTGTTCCCATACACCCGGTCCCGCAATCGTCTGTTCCTAATCAAGGAATTATGTCTAGGATGGTACTCCCGATGATCACATTCGTAATCATCGCGTATTGGCAGGCCCCAGAGCCGAGCTAAGAGTAGCCCGACACTGTCATCCAGGTAGGTTTTACCTACCTCTGCAAGTGCACGGAAGTGGAATCCTTCAACTCCACCACGGGCACGAGACGGGACGGACTCATCAAAATTCGAGATGAATCCGCTGTCACCAAATCCTTCGGGTGTTAATAGGCGTAAGCCCTTTGGCACTTTCTGGACGAGGTAACCATGGAGGTCACGGAAGCTAGCGTCACAAGCGAGATAGTTCATTCGCCTATTAGCTAACCTACGAACCCCATTAGCCGCTCTAAAAACAGACAGTAAGGACGATATACCATCGCGTAAATAGTATGGCTTAATGTCAATACCTGAGAGGTAATGCGAACCACAGCTCTCCCTGAATGGAGTCGTACTAAAACTCTTCTTCAGGTTTATTTTGAAGCCGTAGAAAAGCATTACATCAGAGAGGTGCTCGAAAGCTGACGTCGGTATTATGACGTCGTCGCCGTAGACCGAAACGTTTCGCGTAGGTACCTGCGCATATTCTGTGCAGGCCCACGCTACAGCGTAAAAGATCAACGACTCGAGCGGAAAAGTGAATCCGTTCCCCATACTGGAGAACTTCTCCCACTTAACCGTCCGGCCTAAGAGCGTACCATAATGAGATCGACTCAAATCCAGAAAATCGAACCATTCGGGAGGTAGTAATTCCCGAACAACTTCGGTCGATATGGAGTCGCTGGCAGACGAGAAGTCCACAGTCGCTAGAGAAGAGTCTTTTGAACCCTCTTTTGCTAACCGCTGGTTCCTCGACTGATCACGCAAGTCGATGCCCACTCTCCGCAGACGCTGAGCTATTAAATTACCAACACCAAGCTGGAACCAAAGATTGATTCCCGGCTCAATGGCGATAACTCTATTCGCCGTCGCGTCCTTGGGGACAGTTACAACCTTATTTCCTTTCTCATACGTCGGATAATCTGACGCTGAAAGCTGCGAAGCCCAGAGGGGATAGTAGTCCCGTAGTACTTCAATCGGAAACAAAGTGTGCAGATCTCGTGTTATTCCAGTTTCGCACTGGAACTTTTTGGTTGCCGAAGCGTCTCTACGTTTAATCAACGTAGTCGCGCCAGGGCCCCAATCCGCCATCGAGATGACCTCATTGAACTCAAACTCGCCTAAGATCTCCGCTATTTTACGCTTAACTGCATTGTGCAGCCAAACGCTCTTACCCCCATATAAAGGGTCAGAGAGGGGATTTCGAAAACGCTTGTTAGTTTCCTTACACAGAAGTTCAAATGATTCGAACTTCTTAACAGCAACTTCATCCAGGTCGTAGCCAAGGGTTAGACCCTTAAACTTTGACAAAAACTTGGTCGCTGCGTAGGAATCCCTATGCTGCTCTACCGTGAGGTAGTGCAGCGGATTGTACTCAAGATTGGCTATCTGCTCATGCTCTCCCTCGCGGAAGAGAATAAGGACAGTCAGTGCACGAGGACAATCTAAGGCAATAAGGTACCGCTCAATCAGCTCAGTTGTTACAACTGGCGGAACACGGTATTTTGAAGCTCCCGCAAGAAAACCTCTACTATACTTCTTAGAAGACATAGTACCTCCAGAGTTAAAAGTTTGGCTCGAATCAGTAGTTAGTACACCGACTCAAACGTCTCTACCATTGCCCTGAGAGGCGAGTTCGTAGCAGTAAGCGGACTCGCATCAGTTGCTTTGATACTCAGGCAGAACAAAGAGAACACTGTATTGAGCAGATTTACCCGCTCTTGCAGTGTGCTTCGTTCCGGCAAGAGAAACTCCATGATCGCCGCGCAATCGTACGCTTTCGACGGTGCTGGTTGTATACCAGTAGAAGTCGTGGGCGCCGTGATGTCGGCGGTCGGGAGGGCTACCTTCGCTGTGACCTTGTAGACCCGCGACGCCTTGGTAGGCGGACGGATCGAGAGGCTTAAGCTAGGGTAAAGTAAGGCGATCCCAGAGGAGCGATCGACGTACCGTGCTACACCAGGAGGGTTGAACCCCTCTGGGGCGAACGTTCTATCCACACTGATGTCAGCACTCGTAGTAACTGCAGAGTGCGGATCCAATATGTTTGACGTCCCGATTGGATATATGCTTGACATATTTGTCCTATAGTTTTAAATCTATTTGAGGTTAAGACCACCTTGCATCACTTAAAGGCGACCCTCATCAACGCTAGACCATTCAACACATGCTCCACTGAGAAACCGTTCTTAAACCGGGGAAACCTTAACGCAGGGAACTTTGTGAGTTCGATGCGATTTAGGCGTACCAGTTCTTGAGTATAGTTTCCGTAATGGAAGTGCCGTATGACTTCGCTATTGCCGGGGTGTGTACCTTCGTAGTAAATGGTCGAACGTGTTTTCTGTCTCGTAAATTGTGTCTGGAACCCGCTTAAGAAGGCATACCCATGAAACGCAGATTGCGATTCTAAGTACGGCCCGATGGGCAGGAACCAGTCAACCACGAAACTGAAAGGAAGAACCTCCCACGCAAGATTGAGAGGATTGGTAAAACCCGTCTGTGCAAGAAGCGCCAACTGCGGATTCGACAACCTAAAACTTACCCCTATCTTCGCACTCGTCTTAGTCTCAGTGTACCGAGACCCGATGAGTGAACCGAATGTAGAATGGTAAATAGGGCTGTTGGTCGTAATGGTCTTCGAGGCAGACGCTCTAACCCACTGAACCTGGTAGCTCTGGTAGTTGTACTTAGCCAGGGCGTTCATCGACCCGTGGATATCTTGGAGCAATGGTTTCCAACCGTACTGCAGCTCTAGCCAATTACTGGCAACGTTGCTGTTTCGGGACGGACCACCACCCTTACGATACTTGGGACTTTGATTTTGCCATAAAGCTTCAGCTGCGGCAGAAAAGTTTCCTCTCTTGACGCTCTGAATCGCCTTTCGAATGCGCCTCGCTGTATTGAGGATCATCCGATTGGTTTGGCCAATCTGTACGAGGTCCTGGGCTAAGTTCGCCTGAAGGTCCAAGTCAGATCGATCAATCAACCGCTTTACGGCCAGATTCAGCACCGAGTCGTCGTGACCCGATGCTTCCGTAGGCAGGACTTGCGGATATAGCGCACTTGTTTTATTCTCTTCCCAGACAGTCTGTGGTCCACAAGCACCAACAGGGGTATTGAATCCGGAAATTCCCAGAGTATCCTGGACGCGTCGTAAAACTACAGTATGCGGGTTAACCGGATACTGTCTCTTCTTCAACTTGCCCCACCCTGGAGTTCTGCTGCCGGTCCAACTACGGCGGTAAGATTCATATGTAGATGGAGTAACCGTTGGGCTACCCCGACACGTGTCTCCTACCACTACGTTGAATTCAACAACAGATGTCTCTAAGGGAGGGCGAACCGAAGTGGCGCGTGACGAAACAAAAGTCCTACTAGGTCCCTGACGGGCCCTAGCTAGACGCTTACTCCAGTCATTGGAGTAAGTGGAGTACGACGGGAGAAGCACCGGATTCGTTATCTTCACAATCCCTGAAGGTAAGGACTGCGCGTCATTAGGAACCCGATAGATCTGTTCCGTACGGGGGTCTCCAAACTCGTACCAGCGGAAGACTAAGTTAACCGCAACAGACTTGGCAGAATTGCCCTTAAAAGTAAAGCTTTCTGGATACCGGGGATTACCCAGTACCCATATATGCTCAACCTTCAGGGCATTAGACTGCGTTATCTGCACGGTCAATACTGTGCCGGTAAACGGTCTGAAAAACCTACCTTTTCTGCTCAGTGGAACAGCGTACTTCTTTTCAAGATATGGTATCAACGCCACCTTAGCCTCCGATCTGGAGAACTAAGTGAAACGGCGAGTCACTTGCACTGATAACGATCCAACAAATTAGGATTAATACCGTAAACCCTAAGAATGCTAGTAACCGGAAAGCGCCGATTGGGATATGACGACGATCACGAAATAAAAACCGTGCTAGTCGAAAAGAACTTTTCCTGCGGCGCTCAACGATCATAAAGCCTCCATGGGTGAATTACTTCGGTATGCCCCAATTTAATGAGTCGAAAGAATAGGGAATCACTTCCCAGTTGGGCAGTACCTGCCCTTCTTTAAACGCACTCCTGTTCGTATGCTTGCTTGGCTTGACTGACCAGACATCCAGCGGTTCCACACTAACCGACTCGATATCCAACCTCTCGATGATGACGAGGCTGGATCCCGTGTTTAGGTTTATGTAAAAGTACGCTGCGCCTGGCTCTTTCTTGCCCCGACCGCCGTCAAGGCGGTAGGTCGCTCGCATTGATACCCACTTCCTTAGAATTCCGAGCTCACGGCTCTCTCCAGGAGTTAGGTTGCCTAACTTGGCGTCCATGGCCTTAAGGAGCAATTTTCGAGCGGCTAAATAAATCAGCCCCCGATCATATTCCCCAAAGTTAGCGGACACTACGTTTTGCTGCTGCACTGCTGAAGATACGTGAATCATTACTCGGTTTCCTTTAGTTAAGGGTTAACG